CTAGATGCTAAGGTTTTAGCTCCCATAGCACGTTCGTAATCTGTAGTAACTCCACCATATAACTCTTCTCTAGCTAAACTTCGCTGAAGTGCTGCTTGTGAAGTTTCTTGACCAAACTGAGCTTGTTGAAGATCTGCTCTAGACTGACGTTCAGCAGCGCCTTCGGTTTTAGCTAATGTACCTACACGGCCCATTTGCCTGTCATACTCAGTGGTATATCCGCCGTATAATTCCTCACGTGCTAGATCTCTTTGACGGCCTGATTCACGTTCACGAGATGTACGCTCTAACGCTGCTTCATCAAACTGATCTTGTTGTAGTGCGCTTGTACCTGTAATACGTGCAGCCTGTAGATCCGCAGCTGCTTTACGGTCCAAACTAGCTTGGCCACGTGTAAGATTACGATCTGCCATACCCTCAGTCATACGTAAACCCCGTTCCGCAGAAGCCTGAGTAGCTTCCTGCTGTAGGGCATCACGTGCTAAGGTATCTTGGCCTCCTATTGTACCTAGAGCTTGACCTTCCTGTAAGTCTAATGTTTGAGCGGCTAGAGTATCTTCCGCTCCATACCTACCTGTAAGCTCTGCTTCGGCTAGACTTCTTTGAAGAGTATCTTGCCCATCAAATTGTCCCGTAATTCCTGCACGTTGAAAACCTTCTTGCACACCTTGAGCTCTACGAGCTTCAGTTTGCCTTGTTGTATCATCGCCTCCAAGATCAGTGCCAAATGTCTGAGCTAATCCTGTGCGATATGCTAAATCTTGACGCTGCTGATCTAGTGTTCTTTTACCACCGTAGATCCCAGTTAACGCACCTTGCTGCATACCTTCTTGAGCTAGTGCAGACCTCTCAGATTCACGTTGTTGATCACGTCTTAGAGCATCCTGAGACATAAACTCCCTAGTACCTAAATCCCTAGAGAACTGTCCCATACGTTCAGCTTCAGTCTGCTGCCTACCTGCTAATCCAAACTGTTGATCTGTACCATACAAACCAAGCCCTTGTTGTATAGCTTGCCCTACACCAGCTTCACGTTGAGCTTCAAACTGAGCGTCTAGGGATTGCTGACCTCTAAGTACACCAGACTCAAATTCCCCAAATTGCGAAGCCGTAGCTCCACCCCCACGTAATACACCGAGCCTATTCAAACGCTCAGATAAATCCTTACGAGATTTCTCTGCCTGATCCTGGTAACTTCCCATAGCAGCTTGGCGGCGTTTCTCATACGGATCTGCCGTTAGTCTGCTAGATATAGCACTCTGTAACTGTCCTCCAAAACTTCCTGTAGCCATTAGTGTACTCCTAGCTTACGTACAGTTTCTGGTCCGATGGGTTTATACATTAACATCGAGCGGCGTACTGTAATAGGTTGATCTAGTGTGCTATTTTCATATCTTATCTGACTCACAGGACTATACCCATGTAAATCAGTATCATTTACAAATGCTGTAGTTGCCGATCTAATACTCGAAGATCCTATAGTAAACGCAGTTTCAAGAGCATCCGTAGGATCTCCAACCTGAAACGTATCGCCTTTTGTAACAATTCCTGGGCCTGTTTGATACACTGATGTATCATATGCTACGTCAGCAGCGTTAAACTCATGTCTGGCATATAACCATCTAACTCTTGTAGCCACGGACACAGGAGGCGTAGCAGCAGTAGTAGCTTTAACTGTAAAGGCCAACGAAGAGTCATTAGTCCCTGTGTTATGTTTAAACAACAACCCATCAGCATTTCCTCCTAAATGTGGTAAGTCATTAAAATACGCACCACAAATACGAGTGTTTGCCGTGTACACACCTACCCATTGACGTAGTTTGTAATTCCATACTATAGCGACATTCATATACTGTTGATTAGTGCCATACGGCAGCCAAAACCATACTTGGTCGTCTGAAGTCACTAGATGCGCAAAACTATAGCTTAATCTGTCTTTATTAATATTTTCCCAAAACTCTGATCCATCAAAATTACCCGATACTTTTTGATGCGGTTCAGATCCTCCCCATTCGTATATACCATCACGCCGCATGAATAACTGATTGCCAAATTCATCAGTGACTAAGCTACGCCTAGATATTGTCCCTCGGTCAGCGCGTCTTTGTATACTATATGGTATGTCAGCATTACCCGTGGGAAACAAACCCCAAATGCCATCCTCATTATGGAGACCTAGGAAGCTCTTAATGGGTGCCACACCTGTGATTTGACCATCTGTGATATAATAATCATTAGCCCCAAATGATGTTATATCTGTGGTTGAAGAGTAATGAGCTAATCGCTCACCTTGGTTGGTGCTGACATACCAAAGTCTATTATCCCAAAATATAGTCGAATCCGCAGAAGTAACACCACTAGATCCCATACCAGCGGCTGCTATATTACCTCCAGCAGCAGGCCACTTAATAGGTGCATCATTGCCTATACCATTGACTCCTATTAATGTCCCACCTGCATTAGTAGTAACCCAATACTTATCTATGTGTGCTGTAATAGTAATCGAGGCTGTACGATCTGTCCAGGTGCCATCTACATCCTCATAGAGCTTAGTTCCTGCAATAACAAACACTGCACTCGAGGACGCACTAAATCTTTGTTTGCCCGTAGCCACTACAGACGGGGAACCAGACAAAGCACTAGATATGTACTTCGCTGTTCCCCGCCGAGTATTCAATGATCCAGCGTTATCTAGGTACATATTTTCAATCCTAGACAACACATTAGGTTCCAGATCAATGGCAGGGACAGAATAATTCACTGTCTGCCACGGGCCAAATTGAATACCGTCCGCTTGTATCGCCATTATGAAGCTACCTGTAATGATCCTTCACGAACTACGAAGTTAAACTGGCCAGACATAGAGTCTCTACGTCCCATACGGAATTTACGGTCTGAACTAGAGTTACGATTGTACATTAACCCTGTTTGTACATAACTTTGTTTGTACTCGTTTTCTTTGATTGCTCCATCTGGATCGCCTTTTTCAGAATGATATAATTCTGATATACCATGAATCACAGCAGCTTGAAACCATACAGGAGCATAGATGTCATAATTAGTAGTAAGATTAGTAGTCGTAATATCAGGCACATTAGCTACGTATTCGTATGTTACAGTAGCCGTAGAGTCTGGTTGAGGATACAAAGTGACCTGAGATTCGCCGTCAGAGGATTCGTTCACACCACTGAAGAACAAAAATCTAGGATCGCCAGTTTCTGACCTGTCTATGTCTAGTTCATCTATATAACTCTCAGTTACAATCTTAATAGGATTATCATTAGTTGTATCTTTAAAATGTCTAGTATGAGCTACATCAGATGCTAGATCATACTCAGACGTACCAGAAGACGTTGTAAACGTACCTTGCTTATGTCTAAATACCCAAGGCATAGCTAGTAACTCTGCCATTGTCATATTTGCATAATCTATACCATTATCACGATACGTTTGGTTAGTAACCGTCAAACCTGCACGCCGTAATGCTATATCTAATATAGTCTGCGGAGTCATATTTACTCACTCGCTGTTAGAGCCAAAGCCTCGAAATCGTCATCGTATTCAATACCCGTACTGCTTAGTTGATTACCGTCTTTCCATTTCTTCTGCCACAGCTCTACAGCACGCTCGCCTTTAAGTGCGATTGCCTCTGGAGCTACAGGCACAAAATCCTCACCGTGATAGGCTTCTCCAAACGTACGCATATTCTGGAGAGCATCAATATTACCCTTACGGCGTTTCTTCGTAACTGTCGATACACCAAGAGCTTTAGCCATAAGACTCTTAGTTTCATCAGACGATCCCTGGATAAGCTGTACTAGTGCATCCGCTGTAAGAGCGTCTTTCTGGACAGCACTATCCGTAGTGGGCTTAGAGGGTTGGGTTGTTTTATTCATTTGGATTTACGTTTAGGCTTACGCTTAGTAACAGTTTTTCCTGTGGACTTAGCGTAGGACTTGGCAGCTTTCTGACCTGCCTTGGAATATGAGAACTTCTTACCACCAACGTTAGGCATTAGATTTCTCCTATTTAGGTTTCTTAGCAGTACGTTTAGATTTTACAAAAGCCTTAGCCGTAGGAGCACCTTTACTTCCAGGCTTTCGCATTTTCTCGTTAGATCCACTTTTTATACGTTTACGTTTAGCATGTATGTTTGCATACAATCCACGTTTAGCCATTATGAACACTTCCATCGTTTACGAGCTTGGCGTATTCTGCTATTAGGATCATTACGTGTTTTAGCACTGGAATTCTTAAGCTGCCCAGCAGATCTAGCGCAATAACTCTTACGTCTTTTTGCTGCGGCTGAGCCAGGTTTAGCTTTACCAGTTACTGCTGTTTTTAACTTACTGCCAGGATTAGCACTACGATAGGCTTTGACTCCTTTAGAAGTCATACCTGCTCCAGACTTAGTAGGTCTGTAGTT